TGATCTAACTAGACGTAGGTTACTATATGATTTAACGGTGTTAGGTATTGGGTGTGTTAAAACTGGGTTTAACTGGAGTGATGGTGCTACCGTTGAGTATGTTGATCCCGCTAATATAGTTTACTCGTACACTGAATCTCCGTACTTTGACGACATATACTATATAGGAGAAGTAAAAACTATACCTATAAATGAGTTGGCTAGAGAGTTTGATCACTTAACAGAATCAGATTTAGAGGATATACATAATAGCTCTAGCAGGATGTCATCTAGAGGTAGGCGTATACAGGGTATGGATAAAAACAAAGTGCAAGTGTTGTACTTTAATTACAGAACCCATACTAACGATGTCTACAAGATAAAGGAAACTGGTAGTGGAGGAGACAAAGCTATAGAAAAGACTGACGCGTTTAACCCACCTGTAGATAAAGAAGGTGGTTACAGTAGATTGCAGAGGTCTGTGGAGTGTGTTTTTGAAGGTGCTATGATTCTTGGTACAGATAAGCTTATAAAGTGGAACAAAGCTGAGAACATGATGCGCAGTAAATCTGACTTTAACAAAGTTAAGATGAACTACTCTTTAGTAGCTCCACGTATGTATGAGGGTCGTATAGAGTCTATCGTGAGTAGAATTACTGGGTTTGCTGATACTATTCAGTTAACGCATCTTAAGTTGCAGCAGGTTATGTCACGTATGGTACCCGATGGAGTGTACCTTGACGCTGATGGGCTCGCTGAAGTAGATTTAGGTAACGGCACAAACTATAACCCTCAAGAAGCACTTAACATGTTTTTCCAAACTGGTAGTGTTATAGGTAGGTCATTTACTAGTGATGGTGACCAGAACCCTGGTAAAATCCCTATTCAACAGATATCTAATGGAGCTGGACAGAATAAAATTGGTAGTTTAATACAAACGTATAACTACTATTTACAGATGATTCGTGATGTAACCGGATTAAACGAGGCTAGAGACGGTAGTATGCCAGATCCTAAGTCTTTGGTTGGAGTACAGAAATTAGCTGCTGCTAACTCCAACGTAGCCACAAGGCACGTGTTACTTGGGTCTATGTTCTTAACAGCGGAGGTAGCTGAAGCTTTATCTTTAAGGATATCTGATATACTAGAGTATTCACCTACAGCCGATGCTTTCGTTCAGGCTATAGGCGCTCACAATGTAGCAACTCTTAAAGAGATGTCTGAGTTACACTTGTACGATTTCGGTATATTCATAGAGTTAGAACCAGACGAAGAGGAGAAGCAGCTATTAGAAAATAATATACAGACAGCTTTAGCTCAACAGTTAATAGATTTAGATGACGCTATAGATATTAGGGAGGTTAAGAATTTAAAACTCGCTAATCAGCTGTTGAAGATTAAACGTAGAAAAAAACAGGAACGCGATCAAAAACTCCAGCAAGACAACATGCAAGCCCAAGCGCAGGCTAATGCGCAAGCTCAACAAGCCGCAGCTAATGCTGAGATACAAAAAAATCAGGCAAAAGCTCAAACGGACTCGCAATTAGAACAATTAAAGGGTCAGACTAAACTCACGCACCTACAAGAGGAGGTGAGACTTAAGAAAGAGCTTATGCAATTTGAGTTCGAGCTTAACCAACAGTTGAGGTCACAAGAGCGTCAATCGACAGAAAAAGTAGAGGGTATGAAAGAGCAGGGTAAAGATAGGCGAGAAAATATGAAGCAAACGAGTAAAAAGTTTGAGTCTTCAGGTAATGATATACTAGGAGGCGGAATGGGTTTAGATAGATTTAACCCACAAATTGGTAATTAATTATATAATATATTATGGAAGAAGTGAAAAACGAAGAGGTAACCGAAGAGGTTACTCAAGAAGAGCCTCAGGTAGAGGCCGTAGAAGAGCAAGCCCCAGAGCTTGATCTAGAGAAATTTGAAAGCAAAGATGATCCAGATATCATCAAAGTAGATTTAAGCAAACCAGTAGAAACAGTAGATGAAAACCAAACTGATCTCGAAGAAGCAATTGAAGAAGTTGCACAAGAAGAGGACGTCAATAACGAAACGCCCGCACTTGAGGAAGTAACAGACGAAGAGGTAGTAACAGAAGAAGAGGTAATAGAAGCGCTTGACGCCAATGAGGAGTCAGGTAAAGCTATACCTGAGAACGTACAAAAGTTACTAGACTTTATGGACGAAACCGGTGGAGATCTTGAAGATTATGTTAATCTTAATAGGGATATTAAAGATTTAGATGATCAAGACGCTATGCTTGAATATTACAAGAGAACTAAACCTCATCTAACTTCAGAGGAGATTAACTTCCTTATGGAAGATAAATTTTCTTTTGACGAAGACGTAGATGATGAAAGAGATATTAAACGAAAAAAATTGGCCCTCAAAGAGCAAGTTGCCGAGGCCAAGACCTACTTAGACGGGCAAAAGTCTAAATACTACGAAGACATTAAAGCTGGAAGCAAACTCACAAGTGAGCAGCAGAAAGCAATTGATTTCTTCAATCGATACAATAAAGAGTCAGAGCAGACGCAAAAAGTAGCTCAACAACAGAAGTCTAGATTTAACAAGAAGACCGAGCAGGTTTTCAATGACAAGTTCAAAGGTTTTGAATACAATGTCGGAGATAAAAAATTTAGGTATAATGTTAAGGATGCAGGCCAAGTAAAGGAAACTCAAAGCGACATAAATAACTTTATCAAAAAGTTTTTGAATGAAGATAATACAATGTCAGATGCTAAAGGTTACCATAAGAGTTTGTACACAGCTATGAATGCGGACGCAGTTGCTAATCACTTTTACGAACAAGGCAAGGCAGACGCACTGAAAGACAGTGTAGCCAAAGCTAAGAATATCAATACGACAGCTAGATCCACTCAAGGTGAAATGCAAGGTGGTATGAAGGTAAGGGTGCTAGGTGATGATTCTGCTTCTTTTAAGTTCAAATTAAAAAATAAAAAATAACAATTTAAAGAAAATTAAAAATGGCAATTTCAAATCCAGGTCCCGGACACTCCGGAACCGCAGGTAGTTTAAATAGCGTGCCAGCTTCACAGAAAGCAACGCTAGCATCAAACTACGTCGATTTCACGAGCTCCGATACTGAAGGTTGGGCTCAACAATACCTACCAGACCTTATGGAAAAGGAGGCTGAAGTGTTCGGTAACAGGACAATTTCAGGATTTCTTGCACAAGTAGGGGCTGAAGAAGCTATGGCTTCCGATGCAGTTATTTGGTCTGAACAAGGTAGGTTACACTTATCATATACTGGTCTTTATGATGAAAACGCTAACACTTTCGTTGTCCAAGATGATATTGATGGGAACGAGATGGATGGTTCTAATGATTTACATGGAATAAGAATCAACGACATGGTCGTGATAGCTACTGCTCAAGGAACTATCAAATGTTTTGTTTCAGCCGTATCTAATCAAACTTGTACTGTGTTACCTTATGAGCGAGCTACCGCAGATGCTGCTTCCGCATTCACTGATGGATCAGGTGCTACTGTTGGTACAATATTAGTTATTGGTTCTGAATACGGTAAAGGTAAGAATGGTCAAGGCGGTACCGCATCTTCGACTGATGGTTACGGTAATGTTAAACCAACTCACACTTCATTTAGCAATAAGCCAATTATCATAAAAGATTACTTTGAGGTTTCAGGATCTGATGCTTCAGCGGTTGGTTGGGTTGAGATCTCTGGTGAAGAGGGTCAAAACGGTTACCTATGGTATCTAAAAGCTGAAGGCGATACTCGCGCTCGTTTTTCTGATTACTTAGAAATGACTATGCTCGAGGCTGTTAAGGGCGTTGCGAGCGCTTCTACAGCAGACGGCTCTATTAACGGTGCTGCTAATGACTTTGGTACAGAAGGTTTATTCGCTGCTATTGAGACACGTGGTAATATTACTACTGGTGTAACTGGTGTTAACGCTGCTACTGACCTAGCTGAGTTTGATGCTATTCTAGCAGAGTTTGACTCTCAAGGCGCTATTGAAGAAAACATGATGTTCGTAAATCGCGCGACTAGTTTAGCTATCGACGATATGCTTGCGTCTATGAATTCTTATGGTGCTGGTGGTACTTCTTACGGAGTATTTGATAACTCTGAAGACATGGCTTTAAACCTAGGATTCTCAGGATTCCGTCGTGGATCTTACGATTTCTACAAGTCAGACTTCCGTTACTTAAACGATAAGGCAACTCGTGGGTCTATTAATTCTCGTGACGCCGTGACGCCAATTAGAGGTGTTATTATCCCAGCGGGTACATCTACTGTATACGATCAGCAGTTAGGTAAGAACCTCAAGCGTCCTTTCCTACATGTTCGTTACAGGGCTTCACAAACAGAGTCACGCAAACTTAAGACATGGGTTACTGGTTCGGTTGGAGCTACTACCTCTGATCTTGATGCAATGCAGGTACATTATCTGTCTGAGCGTTGTTTGATTACTCAAGGGGCTAACAACTTCATGTTAATGAAGTAAGATTATATTTGGTGAAACTACCCTGCCTTCGGGTGGGGTAGTTTTATATTAATTTTTTATTATATTATATTATGGCTAAAAAGCAAACAAAAAAAGTAGAGGTTCAAGAATCCTACGTAGAAGAGACAGTTGTAGTTGAAGCTCCAAAACCGGAGCCAAAACCAATTGTTAAAGAAATTAAAAGAAAAGAACCAGTTAGTAAGAAACTTGACGATGGTTGGGAAGTGAAAACTAGGCAATACTTCTTAAAGGGCCAAGGTAAACCTTTGTCTTATATTTTAAAATCATCAAATATATATTGGTTCGATGAAGAAAAAGGTTATGAAAGAGAACTTAAGTATTGCTCTAACCAAAGAACACACTTCGTTGATGAGATGAAAGGTGATGAACGACTTGAGCATATTATCTTTAGAGCAGGTATTTTAACTGTCCCTAAAGAAAAAGTTATCTTACAAAAACTGTTGTCACTATATCACCCTCATAGAAACAAATTATACTATGAGTGGAAACCAGAGGTAAAAGCTGAGAGTGAAATGGGTTTCTTAGAAATGGAAATAAATGCCCTTAATGCCGCTCAAAGTCTAGACATTGATATGGCTGAGGCTGTTATGAGAGTTGAGATTGGTTCTAGCGTATCTAAGATGAGTTCTAAGGAGCTTAAGCGAGATTTATTATTATATGCTAAGAAAAACCCTAGATTGTTCTTAGATTTAGTTAATGATGACAATGTGATGCTTAGAAACTTCGGTATCAAGGCTACAGAGATGGGGATTATAAAACTATCCTCTGACCAAAGAACGTTTATGTGGGGGTCTAATGATAGAAAACTCATGACTGTTCCTTTTGACGAACACCCATATTCAGCCTTAGCCGCTTGGTTTAAGACTGATGAGGGAATGGAGATATACTCCAATATAGAAAAACGATTAAATTAATAATCAATGGTGATGCAACTGCCCTTCGGGGTGGTTGCAAAACTACAAAAAAAGAATTATGGCAATAAGTGTAGACACAGT